GCATCAGCGCGCCCCTCGTTCATTGACATGGTCGTCAGCATCGGGTTGTTAGTCGAGTTCAACCCGAACTTCTGAGCCAGAGCATTGCCAGACTTCGGACCCTTCGCCGTATTGGAGAAGTTGATGCCAGCCGCTCCCCCAGCCTTCTGCTTGATGCGGAGAGCCGTGACGATCTGCTGGTAGAGCGCGGGGTCGCTCCCGAAGAGGTTGGCGAGATCCTGCCCAACCCAGCCTCCCATAAGGCCTGCCTCAAACGCGGCGGCCGAGACCTTCTTGCTGGGTGACCCGTACCAGCGTCCCCACAACTGGTCAACGATGCTTCCGAGACCCTTGTACTTGCCTGTCCGGAGATCGTTAGTGAAGAGTCCGTACTGCGCCAACTTGCCAGAGACGCCGCCGACACCAGTCTGCAGGGAGGCGATCCCACTCGCGCTGGCTGCGTTGTTCATCCCCGTCATCTTCGACATGAACCCGGCCTCGCCCATGACCCTACCCATGGAAGGGTTGGCCATACCGAGTCCTCGACCGGTCAGCAGCGCGGCTGCCGCCAGCGGGTCGGTCGTGCTGGTGTACGAGCCGTGGAACGACGCGAAGACCTTCCCAGACGTACGGTTGCCGTTGTACCCACCGGGAGCGGCGAAGGCGGTCGGGAAGAGGGCCGACTGTCGGGCGTACGCATCCTGCACGCCGGGGGTCGACGCCCAAGCAGCACCGCCGACAGCGGCCATCGCGCCAACGGCAGCAGCCGCCCCGAACCTCGGGATCCCCATACCGTTCGACGTCGTGTTCTGCTGCGTACTGGAGGTCTGGCCAGAGAAGGTGGCCGAGTTGGTCATGATGGAGTTGCCGGAACCTAGGGAGGAGACGACACTTCCCGACTTGCTAGTCAGGCCTCCAGCCAGACCGTCAATCTGGGTGAGTTGCCGGATGACCTTGTCGAGGGCTGTACTGACCTTGTCAACGTTGTCGGTGACCGTCATCTACATGCCTCCTCTCTTGGTGTGCAGTTCCATCCAGTTGACCATCTCTCGCCTAGTCAGGTCCTTGATCTGGTCGAGCGTCCAGCCGGGGTACGCCTTAGCGAGGAAGCCCCACGCGTTGAACAACGCCGTGTAGTAGTCCGCTCTGCTCTTGGCAGTCTTGCTAGAACTGAAACAAGGCCGCAAGCGAGAGCGGTACCTCCAGTTCTGCGCCACACGACGGGCACTCAGCCTTCGCGTCCTGAAACTGCGGACCGGTCGTCCGCTCGACCAGCGCGTCGCTGATCTTGCGGCGGTCCCTGATCGAGAGGTCGAGGACGGTCGACTTACCGATCACGGGGCGTCCGTTGACCTGTACGACCGTGCTCTCCAGAAGGATGGTGGAGAGTTCGGCAATCGTCTTGTCGCCGTTCGCCGCGATCTCCTTCTGGGTGTACCCGGTAGGGAGGTCGACGGTCACCTCGCCGACGGCGCACTCGACGGTGAAGCGGCGAGCGAACGGGTCAGCCAGAGTCTTGACCGGGACGTCGGAGAGGAGGTCTAGCGTGACCTCAGACTCGGTCTTGCAGGACTCGCAGAACCGGACAGTCTGCACCTCGTTGCCGAACGTGGCCGCGTAGATCCTCAGGAGGATGTAGTCGCGGTCGCCAGCCAGAAGACTGTTGAGGGTTGTGTCATCGAGGACACCTCGGTCACCCAGACGGATCAGCCCGCGAGCCAGCACGGTGTTCAATGCCTTCTGCGGGGTGGTCGCCTTGGAGATGACCTCTTCGTCACGGCCGGTCAGTTCCCTGACCTCGGCCTCCATGCTGACCTCCCCGGCGACGGAGATGTAGCCGCCGGGGAGATCGAACACAGTGTCCGGAGGAGGAGTGATCACTGGCTCTTCCGGAGGCAGTTCTTCCTGCCGTTCCGCAACCGCCATGACCTGCTCGATGAGTTCGTTTGTTACGGGTACACGACCGGAGTCGGTGATGGCCATCTAATGATCCTTGTCTGGTTGGGTTCTTACTAGAACTGCGAGGCGGCAGTGATGAGGCCGTCGCCATCGTTGTAGCCTGCCCACTCCATGGACATGCCTTCGTGGACGAGCGTCATCTGCTCGACCATGAGTGCGTTGTCGCCCGCGTTGAGGTCTGAGTACGCGACCGTGGTAGGCCACGCGTTGTACAGCCGGAATCTGGCTACAACCAGATCGTCTTCGGCCGACAGAGTCTCACTCTGGGTAACGCCGTACTTGGAGTTGGGATCCTGATTAGCGCGGGAGTAGGGAACCGGGTGGTTGAGTACCGCGATCTCCACGTCCGAGCGGAAGGACTGCCGGTTGGCGAAGGTGGTACCAGACACCGTCTGGAAGAGCATCTTCATCCACTGCCAGTTCTGGTCCGAGCCGACCGTGACGCCACGCTGGAACGTGACCGGCGAGAAGGTCGACTGGCCGGGGATCTGGTGGACAGTGGTGTTGTAGCCACCCTCGCGGTAAGGGATGGACTCGGTGGCGATAGCCAGACCGGAGACCGACGTGAAGCCGACCTTCGGGTTAGGCGTCCAGCCACCAGTACCGGTCACGGTGAGCGGAAGAAACGTCACCAAGAACCGGAAGTTACGGATCGGGTCGCTGTTGAGGGCACCCCGTACGTTGATGTTAGAAGCGGTAGCCATTGCTGTACCTCCTAGGACAGGGTCTGCTGGGTCAACTGGACCTTGATGAACTCAGCCGGGTACTGGACTGCGACCCCGACCTCGACGTTGACGATCCCGTTTGCGATGTCGGCAGACGAGTTGTTCTCGCCGTCGATCTTGATGTAGTAGGCCTGAGCCTTCGTGTTTCCACGCAGGCCCCCGGCCGTCCAGTAACCCGTGAGGAAGGAGTCGAGCACCGTCTTCATCTGGTTCCAGAGCAGCAGGTCGTTATTGCGGAAGACCGCGAACTCAAGGCGGTTCTTCAACTCACGGTCGAGGTACGACAGCGAGCGCCGAATGTTGACGTACCGGGTGGACGCCGTCTGCTTGAGGGTGCGAGCCCCCATGATGGCCGGTCCGACACCCGACACAAACCGGATGGCGTTGACCGGGGAGACGTCACTGTTGAGCGCGTCGAGTTCGGCAGCCGACAGCGTGCGCTCCAGAGCGACCACGCCGGGGATGACGGTCTCGATGCCTGCCGGTGCCTTGAAGACACCACGCGATGCGTCGGTGGAAAGGATGCTGCCAGCGACGGCACCTGACGGCGGTACGAGGCGAATCGCATCACGCGACGCGCTGGTCGAATCGGGGATCCAGAGGTGCGGGTAGTAGACACCCGAGTACGTGCTAGCGGTCAGCGTGCCCGCGTAGGTCACAGCCGCTGAAGGGATGACCCCAGCCGCCGTGTCGATGACCGCGAAGCCCTTGTTGGTGGTGGCGAACGAGTCGAGTGCGGACAGCGTCGTGACGTCCACGATGCCGGGGCAGAAGACTACGAACGCGCGGTCGATGGCCGCGAGCAAGGCGAACGGTGTGGTGTAGTCGTCGGCTGCCGCACCGGTAGCACCAGCAGAGAGCGCGACGACGACGCTGGTGGCTGCCGTGATCGCCAGTGCGGACGATGCGACGTTCCACGTTGCGTTGACGTACTGCGAGCGGACACCGAGGATGTTCACGACGTCTGCGGAGCCGTACGTGGCGTGGTCGAGGTTCGTGAACGACTCCAGCACGGTGTCGTCACCAGTGTTGGCGGTAGCCAGACCAGCAGCGATGGTGTCGGCGACACCGGCCTCCTTGAGGACCGTGATGTCGTAGAGGTTGTTCACGTTCTTGACGACCTGCACGCGGAGGCTGTTGCCGTACGTGCCCTTGCCCTTCGCCGTGAAGGTGATCCAAGTGGTCGCGGTCGACGTCGAGAGGATGCCGGTTGCGGCGACCGCATCCGACTTGACCACGCGGGTGACGTACAGTTCTGCGCCACCCGAGCGGAAGAACAGGTTCGCCGAGAAGGTCCCGACGTAGTTCGTGTTCAGGCCACCGAACAACTGGCTGAACTGGTACCACGACGTGACGAGCGTCGGGGCGGTCGGACCCTCGGGAAGAGGACCGACGAGAGCGCCAGCAGCACCGGCTGCAGGCTGAGTCGCGACGGGGGTGTTGAGCACCGACTCCGTAACGTAAACACCGGGGCGAGTTGCCATGGGGTTTCTCCTTTTGAGGTTAGTTGACTAGGGGGTCCGAGTTGTTACGGGAAGGTGATGGTTGAGATGAGGTCCGGACTTGTGAGCGTCGTGGGGTAGTACGCGTTCTCAGTGATGTGGACCCGAGCCACCGTGTAGAAGTAGCGGGCGACGTACGGCTGGGTGATCTCGCTGGAGACGCGGATAGTGAACATATTCATGAAGAGCCGCTTGCCAGACTCGATGGTGTCCCGCTTCGCGACACTGAGCATGTCGAGCCTGCGGACGGTGCAGTCGGCGGTGACGGTCGCCCCTACTGTCGTCTCCCGTTCGTGGACGACCAGCGAGCCGTACCGGAGGGGTAGCCGGGTCCCCAGAGTCTGGGCGAGGATCTGCCGGTCGTGGCGCGGGTTGCGTGCGTAGGTCGTCACCTGATAGTCGAGGTTGACGGGGATCGGGGACGGCATCTTCCAGTTGTTGGCCAGAAGCGGGATGTCCGCGTCGTAGTACCACGGACGCACACCGTGGCTGACCATGACGCGGTCCTTCGCCTCGGTCACGTCGATGAGGTCGATGGTGACGTACGGGTACGTCTGGGCCGTGATCTCCATGTCGGGCTGGCCGTACCAGACCCCAACTGCACGTCCAGCGTTCTGGTTGTCGGTGACGGACATCCCCTTGAGGAGTTCGTGCAAGGCCTCGTCTTCTGCGACGATGAAGTCGGTATCCTTCACAGGATCCCCCTCGACTTGAGGGCCTGCTCGATGTCAGCCAGAATGTTGGCCTCGACCTCATCAGTCCGGTTGAGGAACTGGCGAACGGCCGGGGACGGCGACTGCCCGACCTTCCCGTACTCCCAGTCCATAGCGTTCTCGCCCATGGAGAGTTGGAAGCCGGTATCGGTGGCCTCGTATGACAGCGTCTTGGCGACGCTCGCAGGCCAGCCCGCCTTGCGGGCTGATGTGCGGACTCCCGTGGTCATGTGGTTGGCGGCCTGACCTACGGCCTCCTTCACCACGCCGATGACGGGGTTCACTTCTTGCCACCCTTGACAGCCTTGTTGACGGTCCACCCTGCGAGGACGGCGATCAAGGCTGCGCCTGCGGCCTGCTTGCCAGTCAAGGGCTTCGGTCCCCCGAAGTACCCGCGAATGAACGCCTCACGATCCTCGGCGGCGTCGATCTCAGCCACCTTCTCGTACCAAGGCTTCCATGCCATGACGGCTCCGCAAGGACGTTCGCAGGGTGACATCTATCGGTCCCGCATGGACCGTGTCTCTCCCAGAGTAGGTTCGGTAGACACCCGCGTCAGGCTCAACTCTGGTAGATGTCGTTGACCATCTCTTCCGGCTTCACCTGTGTGAGGTCGACCGAGAGGACGACGTACTCCATCTGGACTTGACCACGCGGGAAGATCCGGTTCGGGACGTAGTACTGCCCTCGGAACATGACGCGGTCCTTGATGTGCTGATCGGGGTTATCCGTGAGATCGGGGATGTACGCGGTGACGTCGTCGTAGTTGATGAACAGCCTCAGGGTGTCCACCGCGTAGAAGCCACGGTCGTTCTGGTAGATCTCATTCTGGAAGACGTACGCGTTGACGACTGGGAGTTCCAGCGGCTTCTTCCAGACTCGGCCGCCTGTGCTAGCGCCGACGTCGTAGATATGGTCGACGGTCGTGCTGGCCGAACTGTAGAAGTACCAGTAGACCTTCTGCCCGGTCGGGACCTCTAGGTCCTGAGTGATCCCATGGCGAATGGACTTGACCTCAAGTTCTTGGTCAAACCTTCCGATCACGTTTCTGCCGCGCATGAGGCCTCCTGCTCAATGGTCTCTAGCCAGACTGAGAGAGTCTGGTCAAACCTGCAGTTGCCCTAGGACGGTCGTTCCTATTGACGTCGGCGTAAATGGAATGCCGCAGACGCGTGGATCGCTGTGGTCCCACGCATACCAGTAGATCCGCTTGACGTCGAGCGCCTTGGCTACCTTGTCGGACCCCTTCATGTACGGCCGGACACTGACGTCGGAGATCTTCCCGCTCATCAGGTTGTAGTTGACCTCGGTACACCAGAGCCACTTCTTGGGGGCCTGCAGGATGATCATGAAGTTGCGTACGGCTTGGGTGTGGGCCTTGAACTGCTCGGGTCCGCGACCCGGCTCGGGGTAGGAGTGGTACGACAGAACGTCGCACGGCCAGCCTCGGACCTTCAGTGCGTTCCACCACTTGGAGCCACGGACCCTCCCACCACTCGACGTCCTAGGCAG